TAAGACACCAAACCAACCGACATATAGTCTGTTGTTTGTGCTTGTAACCCACTCACAGAAGCTCTGCCAGTTAGTAGTGGTGTTACCTCTTGTTACTGAGATAGCTGCCATTAAAATATACCGGGGATGATTTGTCCTGTTGTTGCGTATGCACCTACTGCTGCTACGAAACCAAGCATTGCTGCCCAGCCATTAAATCTTTCTGCTTCGTTTGTCATGATTGGATGTTTGTTAATTGGATAATTTGGAATGACTCTAGGTGGAGTCTCATTTGGATAAATGTTAATTAGTTTATCTGTCATTTCTTTTTCTTGGTGGTTTTTTTCTTGTAAGGTTTTGCTGTTTTCGCTGACTTCTTAAAAGCAGCGGCGGTGGGAGAGCCCTTAGAACCCACCTTTCTCATTTTCTCACCAGAGCCAGCGGCGATCCGCTTTCTCTTGGCGTGGATGTTTGCGTAAAGTCCACGTTTAGCCATTACGCTCATTCTCCTTTTTCTTTTTTGCTCTCTCTTTTCTTTCAACGATAGAGCCGGTCTCTTCACCGGTCTCTAGATCTCTTGTTCTAGCCATTTGCCTCTCTATAATAGTGCGTGATCACTAGCATTTCCACTTACGTAGAGCTAATGCTTTACGTGTTGGTTTGCCGTTAGGTTTTTTCATTGGTCCTTTTACTCCACTCATGCGAGCACAGAAAGAACGTTTACGTGCACCACCTCCGGGCTGTGGAGCCTTGAGGTTGGAGCCGGTAGCAGCATTGTACTTCTTTCTACCAGCTGCTGTCAGTCCGCCGGAACGAGACTTGTGCTTGCCCATCTTGAGACTGACATTCTTTTTCTTTACTGCCATTATTTTAATAAGTAAGATCCTAAAGCTACACCACCATAACGAGGTATAGCTTGTAGAATTTTTAAACTGTCTCTAAAAGAAAAGCCACCATCTAGTGGTGTCCTGTCTGGATCTTGATTAACTGTAGGATCATAAATCATGTCCCCTGTTCTCATGTCCCTATCAGGAGTAGTGCCTACAGTAGGACCGCCGTCAGGTATTGGTATATGTTTGTCATACATAGCACCACCACTAAACTTAGGAATTTTTCTAGTTTGTTCAGCTATCTTTTTTTTAATAGATTTATTCTTTGGTCCTTTTTTGTAAGTCATTACTTTTTCTTCTTCTTCTTGTTCATGTTCTTAGTGATTGCAGCCGCAACTTTTGGTGGCAGCTTTGCGAGCTTTGGGGAGATCTTCCCCTTAGCTGCTTTCTTTTTACCGGCTGGAGGTCTCCCTCTCTTACTACCATATGTACCTGTACCTGCTGGCATGTGATTTCTCCTAAAAGTCTAAGTTGGATCTGTCTAGTTTTTCGATAACATCTTGCCTGTAGGCAGGGTCGCTATCATACCTTGGGTCGCCCATAGCTGATACTAATTCTGCTTGACTGCGGAACTTATCACCTGTGGTTTTTGCTGCTTTACCTGTTAACATTTCTCCGTCGTATCCTGTTGCATTTTCATATTGAGCTTGTAGCCCTGCGACTGCTAGTCTGATTTGATCTAGTGAACCAGAGCTCATGGTAGCATCAAATGCTTGAGCAGCTGACTCGGTTAGATTCTGACTAGCCCAGCCTATCATGTTTTGATAGGTGTCCTTACCACCAACAGCGGTTTGGATCTCACCTATCTCACCTTCTGATATATCTTGTACAGGTGCTGAGGGTGTGTAACCTTCTTGTGCCGCACGTCCAGCAAAGTAAGACTTAACAGCTGACTCCGAGAAGCCTGCACTTGTTAACTGTTCTACCATTTCTGGTGTGTACTCACCTTGGTTATCATGAAACTCTTTGCTGATAGCCCATGGATCTAAGCCAGCCTTTTCCATCACACCTGATATTTCACTACCATATGTGTCAGACACCTGACTGTAGTTGACTGTACCATCTTCGTTATAGTCTTTGGAGGCTTCAGTTTTTTCTGTAGTCTCCTCTGCTACTACTTCTTCTTCGGTGGTTTCTTGGTCTTCTTGTACCCCGGCATCGCTGTTGTCTCCTAGTTTTTTCTGTAGTTCTATGTATGCTTTTTCTAGCTCTGTAGCATCTTTGTACTTACCAGCTAGCAGTTGATCCTGTTGCTCAACAAGCTTCTCGCCAACGGCAAGAGAGTCTTGCTCGTCAGCGGTAAGATTGTCAGATAAGGTAACTGTTTCTGGTGAGGTGTCTACTGTAAATGTGTTTTCTTCTGCCATTACTGTTCCATTGGTGGTTGTTGTTGTTGTTGACCTCCTCCAAGTAGAGCACCAGCTATTTGCTGTGCCTGATCACCTAGTTGTGGATTCTTTTGTGGGTCCATAACAGGGCTGCTTGCAAACTGACCAGCTTGCTTAACGAGATCCATACTGGACTGGTCTTGCATAGCCATCTGTTTAGCTTGATCTAATTCTTGTGGAGTTTTAACTAAGTTAAGAACATCTATACCCTGTGCAGCTGCAAGTCTTTTTATTGCTTCTGCTGGGTTAACAAACTTGACGAGAGCTTCTGGTCCTAGAGTCTGTGCTACTGTAGCCATAAATCTAGTTAAGCTTTCGTTGTCTTGTCCTCTACCTAGTGAGTTTATACCAGCTACTATCTTAGGTCTAACTATATCTTTAGGTAGCCTTGGTATCTGGTTGGTACGTTGTAGTATAACCAACGTCCGGTTGAGGTAGGGTACTAAAAACTCTACCGTTAACAAGCTGAAGATTCCGCCAAGGGATTGCTCCAGCTCTAGCTGTGTAAGGCGTACCTCTTCAGCTGTAACCCTCTCTGCATTTCTTACATTCATAACTAAGAAAGCTTCAAGGATTCTTTTTTCTATTGCAGCAGATAGCTGGGCAGCTGTCGCAAAGTCAGCTGTCTTACCTACCTGTACTACACCTACGTCTTCTGGTCTACCTTGTATGATAGCACCGTTACCAGCGTTGGCTAAAGTCTGTGGTTTGGTTGTAGCTGATGGTGAGACAAGAAAGATTACCTTACTTGCTACACTTGCACCCTCTACTAGAGCCTGAGCTAGACCATTGAGACTTCTTAGATCTCCAATGAACTCTTCTACTCTACCTCTTCCGTAGTCTTCTCCATCTACTGTATTGAATCGAAGCACTAACCATGGTGAGGCGTTCTTCGGTGCTGTACTGCGGCTACCTTCGATCATCTGTCCGTCGACTTCTTGATGCCACATCCAACGTCCGCTTTTCTCTTCCATTTTGACACAGGTATACACCTCGGCGTCGTCTTCATCTACACCTTGTTCGGTGTTCATGGTCTCTTGACCTTTTGGTTTCTCTAATCCTAATAGCTTTCTACTAATCATTTCTTTAGTAACTATCTCTAGGACTTTACCATTACCATCTCTGTTAACTACGTACCTACTCAATGGATAGTGTTTTAGACCATCTTTGTGCATAAAGATAAGTGCGTTGCCTGAGACAATAAGATGTTTTAATGCTTCGTGAATAACCACTCTGTCATTTGATGCAGATATGTAATCCATTATCAATCTCTCTATTTTGGAGAAGGATAAGTCTAACTCTGTACGCATCATCGGATCTAGTGACTCACCTAGCTTGTCGTCTCTAACTTGTAGTTTAAAGAAGCTTGTCTGTGGTGGTAGTGTAGCTAGCATTAGCTTTGCTGCTAATGTGACTACTGCTTTAGCTCCAACGGACTGCCACGGTTGTAGTAGTGTCCGCTTTCCTTTAAAGTTATCGTCTCTTGTAACAAGATAAGGCAGGGTAAGTTCAGAACATTCAACTGCCATGTCAAGAAACTGAGTTCTACTTGATGACAATTTATCGTATCTTTCTTTTGCCTTATACATTTACTCCTCCGCTACCCATGCCACCAGTGTTACCAGTGTTAAGGTTTATTTTTAAAGCGTCAGTTCCTGTGGCTTTAGCTGCTACTAATGGGTCAGCTTTTTTACCGTACTCTACACCTGTTCTTACTTCATCTTCGTCAAGTAACTCTCTCTTCTCAGGTCTTTGTGAGACTCTGACAAGATCAGGGTTACGAGGTTGAATCTGTGGTGGTGCTGGTTGTGGAGATCCTCCACCTCCGCCTCCTCCGCACATAGTTTATTCCTCTAAAATTGATTTAATATATTGTACCACTTCCTGTTGTCCAGAGCGATACATAATGGAGGCTAGATCCTCCTTGGGGTGGACGGGATACCAAGCGAACTTGGTTTCTAAATCCTCTACTAATTTCTCTAACTTATCTGAATGAAAGTTAAGCGTATTGAGGGAGGTTGGTGTTT